GCCTGTGAGCAGTCAAACCGTAAATGCGTGGCGGTAGAGCTGTCGCCGCGGTACTGCGATGTAATTTTACGCCGATGGGAGACGCTGACCGGCCGCAAGGCCGAGCGGCTTCGGAATTTGAGAGAGTGAGGTGACGAGATATGCCAGCCAGCAAGCCGATTCCGCGGGAGGCGGACGGCACGGTGGACATCAAGCAGGCGCGAAAGCGCATGGCAGGACACCGTACAAACGCCGAGATCGAGGCAAAAGCCAAAAGCGAGGTGCGGGGCAAGGAGCCGAAACGCATCACGGTTCCCAAGTATCTGCCGCAGGTGATGGAGGCGGAATATCGGCTGACCGCGAAAAAGCTGGTTGCCCTGCATATCTTTTCCGACCTTGACTATGACATGCTGGCGCGGTATTTTATCGCTCGCGCCGCCTGGCAGAACGCCCAGAACTGGGCGAACCGTGCGATCATGCAGGGCGACGCCAAGGAGGCGGGCAGCTGGACCAAGACGGCGAACGTTTACTTTGGTCAGTGCCAGAGCTGTGCGGCGGCGCTTGGCCTGAGCGTGTCGGCACGCTGCCGCCTCGTGATGCCGGAGCCGCCCAAGGACGAGGCTGACGAGGACCCGCTCAGCAAAATGCTGCGCGAGCGGGCGGAGCGCCGGAAGGCGTGAGACATACGTCCGAGGTTGTGACGGGCAGTGTAATGGCTGCCTGATTCCTTTCGGTTTGGTATAGCGGTAGGCGAGGTTTGGTGGTTTATTCCTCGCCTGTCCGTCAGAGCCTCGGACAGCTTCCTGCGCTGCGGCGGACGGTGGTCAGCCATTACGCCGTCCCCCACGTCAAAGTGGCAAGGATACAAGCGGGTGCACCCGGAATGCAGACGAGTGGGTGCGTCCGCCGGAGCGCAGGAGGAGAAAACAATGCAAGATCGAACAATTTGTCCGGCTATGTGCCCGATGCTCAACGTCCAGGGCTTTTGCGAGAGCGCATGGAGACGGGCAGGCCAGGTGCGGGAGTGCCCGCATAAGAAAATGCGCAAGGCGGTGTCCAGTTTGAACACCGCAGACAAAAAGTAAAATCCGGTGCTGTGACGGGCGACCCACCCGAAACACCTTACCTATTTCTTTGGGCGGCGGCGAGGGTTTGTCCTCTTGTACCTCGCCCGTCCGTCAGAGCACCGGATGGTGCAAATTATGGAGGTTTTGACAATGACAATCAACAGAGCAACTCGGTTTGTGGATGTATTCAACGCAATTCGCGATGCTGCCGGCGCAATGACGGTGCAGACGCCGAAAAGTCCTGATTTGCAGGAACTTCTGCGCAAGCTGCAAACCACACTCTCCGAATATCTCGCACCGGAGCCGAGCGAGGGCATCCTCGTGGAAACGGACCTGATAGAGACCGAGGACGACTGCACCTATGGTGGCGGTGAGCCGCCGCGTCTGACCCGCGCCGAGGTGCTGCACCGTGCCGAGCAGTGTGTCTGCGGCGAGCGTGAGCAGGACTACGGCACGCCGGAGGACAATTTTGAGACGATCGCGGAGTTTTGGATTACATATCTCAATCGCGCGTGCGTGGATGAGGAGGGCTGTGTGTATATCGACGCAACCGATGTCGCCATGATGATGGCGCTGCTCAAGATTGCGCGTATTGCAGGTGGTTCGGGCACGCGAGACAGCTTTATCGACCTTGCAGGCTATGCGGCATGCGGCGGCGAGTGCGCCAATGTATGACCGCGAGGAGTATGAGTGGTTTAAGGCGCACGGCATCTGCGTGCGCTGCCGCAAGGCTAAGGCACGCAGCGGCCGCACGACCTGCGCCGCGTGTGCGGCTCAAAACACGGAGCGCACCTTGCGGTATTTTAAAGAGATGACCACCGAGAGGCGCAAGGAATACTCTCAGCGAGCCACCGAGAAGCAGCGTGAGCGGCGTGACGCTCGCTACGCTGCCGGTCTGTGCGTTATCTGCGGCAAGCGGCCGCCGAGAGACAACCGCCGGACCTGTGCGCTGTGCAGCAGCAAGAGAACAGGCGCACGGCAGCGCAAAGCAGAAATTGAGGAGGAGACGGAAACATGACAGCAAACGATGTAAATGTTGTGATTGACAATATCGCCAGCAAGCTGGGACTTGCTGCGAGCGGTATGGCAGACTTCGTGCCGGAGCTGGCGCGTTACGCTATCGCTCAGGATATCATCGCTGCGGTGATTTCGGCGGTTGTGTTGCTGGTAGCCGTTCTGGCGGTGCGATGGAGTATCAAAAATCCGCCTAAAGATAGCCTTGATTGGGAGTCGCCATCGCCATTTGCGCGCTGGTTTGGTACGATTGGCGGCATTATTGCGCTGATCGTGTTTATGGTCTGCGTGTCGGATTTAGCCGGATGGCTTGCATCTCCGGCGGCGGCAGCGGTCAAATCCGTGCTGTCTGCCATGGGAGCATAACAACAGCACTCCGGTGCTGTGACGGGCGGCAGCAGCTGCCCGAGAAACAACCTCCAAAATAATTTTGCGCAGGGCACGGCGGGAGCGGAACACCGCCGCGTCCGTCAGAGCACCGGAAACCAATTTAACAGAGCCGACGCGGGAAAGCGGTAGAGAGCCAGAGCCTGAGAGCCAGAGCCAACGAGCAATTTGTCTCGTCGGCTCTTAATTTTTGCTCGGAAAGGGGTGAGAGAGATGGCAAAGAAAGAAAAACGCATCGACTACATCAGCAAGGTGGAGGATATCCGCCTGATTGCGAGCGGTGTGAACGCGGAGCACCGCACCATGACCTGGCGCGAGGCAACCGAGTATTGGGAGCGCGACAACGGCACCGACGATTACGGCCGTGCGGCGCTGATGGCGTACCTCGGCATTGCGACGGCAGGCGAGTGTGCACTGCTGGATAATCTGGTTGACGCGCCGGAGGATGACGCACCGGAAGGCGAGGAGGAAACCGCAGAATGAAGAAGATTATAAAAATCCTGCTGCCGGATGCGCTGCTGCTGGCCGGAGCGGTAACCATCGTGGTGGCGCTGCATGAGATGTGGCCGCCGCTGGCGTACCTCGCGTGCGGTGTGCTCGCCGTGCTGCTGGCGCTGATCCTGTCGTTTTAAGGCGGTGACGGCATGATCGTAGATAAGATTTTACACCGCATCCGTGGTCAGACCACGCTGACGCTGGACGACCCGACCGGATGGAGCACGGGCGGCAGCGCCCTGTTCGGCGGCAAAGAAATGCAGGCCATGAAACTGCCTGCCGTCAACGCCTGCATCGAGATCATCTCGGACAGCGTGGCGAAAATGCCGATCTACCTGATGGACGGCGAGACCCGCGAGCGGGTGCCCGACCATCCGGCGGTGCGGCTGCTGACCGGCAGACCGACCGAGGCCCTGACCGCGTTTGACTATCACAAGCTGATGGAGAGCCGCCGTATTGCTTACGGCAACGCTTACGCGCTCATCCTGCGCGACAAGTGGGGACAGCCGGTGGAGCTGCTGCCGATCGCGCCGGGCTACATGCTGCCGATCCTCGACACCAACGCAAAGCTGTGGTATGTCGGCATCAATCCCAAGACGCACGAGTACCGCAAGTTCTGGCCGACCGATGTGCTGCATTACAAGGCATTCAGCACAGACGGCCTTGAGGGCATCAGCTATCTGCGCCGTGGCGCCGAGACCATTGAGGCGGCCCTGCAGGCACAGCGATACGAGAGCAACTACTACCGCAACGGCGGTCAGGTGAGCGGCATTCTGACCACCGACACCGACCTCTCGCCGAGGCCGGCCACCATCGGCGGCGAGAAAGTGGACATCAAGAGCAAAATCCGAGCCGAGTGGGAAAGCATCCACTCCGGAGCGGACAACGCTTACCGCATTGCGGTGCTGGATAACGGCCTCAAGTACACGCCACTCACCGCAACCAACCGTGACGCGCAGTTTATCGAGAGCAAGGCTGCCAGCGTCGAGGACATTGCCCGGCTGTTTAACATCCCGTTTTACAAGCTGGGCGCGGGCAAGGAGAGCTACGCGGCCAACACGCAGGCGGCCATTGAGTATATCCAGCGCACACTGTCACCGATCGTCAGTGAGCACGAGCAGGAGGACACGCACAAGCTGCTGCTTGAGAGCGAGTGCAGCCGTGGCCTGCAGCTGCGCCGCAACATGATGGGCGAGCTGCGCGGAGACTGGACGGCTCGGGCTGCATGGTACAAATCAATGCGCGAGATCGGCGCGTACAGCGTGGACGATATCCGCGCACTCGAGGACCTGCCGGACGTGCCCGGCGGCGATGACCGTCTGGCAAGCCTTAACTACGTTCCGCTGGAGGACTGGCGGGACCTGAGCCGCCGCCGCAACGGAGCGGACGGCGAGGAACAGAAAGGAGTGACTCCATAATGGCAATTACAATGCCTAAAATCGACATTACGTTTGAGCAGCGTGCTGTGAGCCTGATCGGCCGCAGCGAGCGCGGTGTCGCAATCCTGATCGTGAGAGACGACACCGACAAGAGCTTTACCCATAAGCAGTACAGCGACCTCAGCGCCGCGCAGGCGGACGAGAGCCTGTACACTGCAGACAACTACGCTGCCATCTGCGACATGCTGGGCTTTGCACCGTATCAGGCGCATGTGTTCCGCTGTGACGCGGACGGCGCGCTGGCGGATACGCTGGCGGCCATCGGCAAGACCGTCAAAACCGGATGGATTGCCGTTGCAGGGCAGAATACGGCGGACGGTGCGGCTCTGGCTGCCTGGGTTAAGACCCAGGATAATACCCGGAAGAAGACTTACAAGGCGGTCTGCTACAATCTGGCTACTGCGCCGGATGATATGCACGTTGTTAACTATGTCAATGAGTCCGTCACCTATACGGATGATCGCGGTACGCAGGACGGCGTGACCTATCTGCCGAGTCTGCTGGCGATCTTTGCAGTGTGCAACGTTACCCGCGGCTGCACCAATTACGAGTGCAGCAATCTGTCGGAGGTCGTAGAAGTTGACGATAATGACGCGGCACTCGGCACGGGCAAGTTTATCCTCTTCAACGGCGAGGATAACACGGTCCGTATTGCACAGGGTATCAACAGCATGACCACTACGGACGGCAAGACCCGCACGGAAGATATGAAATTTATCGAAACCGTGGAAGCCATGGACATGATGCGTGACGATATCACCGCCGTGTTCCGTGGTACTTATCTCGGCAACTACCGCAACACCAGAGATAATCAGATGCTCCTGCTGTCGTCGCTCAATATGAGCTACTTTAGACAGCTCATGCAGCAGAATATCCTCGACCCGGATTTCACCAACGCTGCACGCATTGATGTAGACGCACAGAGGGCGGCCTGGATGGCGTCCGGCAAGACGGAGGCGGAAAGCTGGGACGATGACACGGTGAAGGCCAATCCCTTCAAGCGCACCGTGTATCTGACCGCTGACGTTAAGATTCTCAACAGTATGACCGACCTGATTTTCCCGATCACCATGGCGTGACCGGATAACCTACAACAACAATTAAGGAGGCAAGACCTATGAAGAAGAAACTGCTTGACCTGCTCGCTAAGAAGCGCGGCATTGTAGACCGCATGAGACAGGCGGACGCGGCAGGCGATCAGACCGCATTTGACGCGGCGCTGGCAGAGAACACCGCCGTTGACGCGGAGATTGCCCGCGTAAAGGCAATCATGGAAGCCGAGGAGAATGTACCGGCAGAGCCGGAAGGCGTACCGACCAGCGGCACCGATCCTCCGGCGGCAGAGCCGGTCAACAGCCGCGAGTGCGTACATGCCTTTGCGGAGTGCATCCGCGCCCAGGCACGCGGCCAGCGTGCAGCCTTTGAGACCAACGCAGACGTGCTGCGCCGTGCCATGGCAGCCGAAAACGCCGGTGCCATGACCGAGGGTGTCGAGGCAGACGGCGGCCTGCTGGTACCGCAGGACATCCAGACCCGCATTAACGAGCTGCGCCGCTCTCTGGTTCCGCTGTCCGACCTGTTTGCGGTCGAGAATGTATCGTTCCTGTCCGGCTCGCGTGTGGTAGATACCGCGCCGAACAAGGGCTTTACCAAGATTGACGAGATGGATGAGATTCCGCAGGATGACAAGCCGGCGTTCCGCAAGATCCCCTACAAGGTCGAGGACTATGCGCTCATCCTGCCGGTTTCCAACGACCTGCTGCGCGACACCGACGAGGCGCTGCTGGCGTATATCAGCCGTTGGCTTGCAAAGAAGCAGATCATCACCGAGAACAATCTGCTTGTCACCAAGCTCGCCGCGCTCGACACCGGCGCCGCAGCCGCGACCGAGACGGACGTTGTAAAGGTGCTGAAGACTGCGCTTAACAAGACGCTCGACCCGGCAATCTCCGCGACGGCACACTTTGTGACCAATCAGGACGGCTTTAACGCCCTCGACCAGCTGGTGGACGGCAATAATCGCCCGCTGCTGCAGCCTGATCCGACCGGCTCGACCGGCAAGCTGCTGTTTGGCCGCGGCATTACCGTTGTGTCTAACGGCATCCTGAAGACCGCGACCAGCAAGGCGCCGATCTACTGCGGTGATTTCACCCAGTACGCAACCCTGTTCCGCCGTCAGCCGCTCGAGATTGCATCGACCGACATCGGCGGCAACGCGTGGAAGACCAACAGCACCGAGGTCCGCGCGATTACCCGTCTGGACGCACAGGTGTTCGACTCCGAGGCCGCTGCTGCGGTATCTCTGACCATTGCGTAAGGACTGACCCAAGGGCGGCGCTGCTGCCGCCCTTCCTATTTATAGAGAGGAGGGCATAGGATGCCTGAATTTAATCCCAACCGCATTATGCACGGCAACGGCGGTCATGCGTGGTTTAACGGCAAAAAGCTGACCACCCTGCAGTCGGTGGAGGCCAAGGTTGCCGGTGATTTTGAGGAGATCAACGTGTGCGGTGATCCGGCTACTTACCGTGTATATAACGGCTACTCGGGCGAGGGCACGCTGACCACGCTCAAGATCGACAGTGATGTGCTGAGCCTGATTGCTGCGGCGTATAAGTCCGGCGAGATGCCGACCATCACCATCATCACCAGCCAGACCATGCCGGGCACGAGCAAGGCCGAGCGTGTTGCGTACAGCGACATTACGATTGACGAGTTCACGCTCGCGAAATTTGAGAAGAAGTCCAAGACCGAGGAGGAAATCCCGTTTAAGTTCGGCAACTTTGAGGTTTTGGAGACCCTGTAAGGAGGCACGGCATGAGATACAGCTTAAACGGTCACATTGTGGCCGACAGTGACGCGCCTATCCTGCGCTGGTGGGGTATCCCGGCGGCCTGTCCGGCGGATATCCGGTCGGCGCTTGCCGAAAATCCCGCAGACGAGGAATTTGTGCTGGAGATTAACTCCGGCGGCGGCTCGGTCTTTGCGGGTTTTGAGATGTACAGCCTGCTGCGCAATGCGTCCCGGCAGGGCGTGCATACCCGCGCGGAGGTGCAGAGCCTTGCCGGTTCTGCCGCGTCTGTCGTGATGGCAGGTGCGGACACGGCGGCCTGCTCGCCGGTCGGTCAGGTGATGATCCACCTGCCGAGCACGATCACTGAGGGTAATCAGGGCGTGCACCGCGAGAGCGTGCAGATGCTCGAGAGCATCACCGAGAGCATTATCGCGGCGTATGAGAGCAAGGTCGGCGGCAAGACCAGTCATGACGCACTGCGCCGCATGATGGACCGGGAGACCTTTCTCAGCGCCCGAGCGGCGCTTGACGCCGGTCTGATCGACGAGATCATCGGCGAGGAGCAGCCGGGCGAGCCGATTAACCTCAACAACATTTACAACGCTTGCGGAGCTGTCCCCGATATGGACAAGCTGCGTGCGGCGTATATCGCTGCACAGAGCCAGAGCCAAGAGCCAGAGCCGCAGCCGCCGGTGTCCAATTTGAACACCGCCCGCAAGCGGGCCATCGCCATCGCTGAGGCAGAACTCCGGGCGGTGGTCGTATGATCGACGCAGGACGGCTGGCAGCGCTCAAGGCGTATTGCCGCATCGACTACGACGAGGACGACAGTCTGCTTGAGGCTATCCTGGGCACAGTGGATGCGTATTTGCAAAATGCAGGCTGCACCCGCGAAAATCACGAGAACCTCTACGATCTGATTGCACAGGACATGACGCTGCGGCAGTACGATGGCCGCGACAGCGATACCGAGCACGCTGCAACAGCGCCGCTTGTGCGTCACATGCTGACGCAGCTCAAGTTGGTCTGTGCATTTGGAGGTGCGGGCGATGGCAACACGAGTGTGTGATCTGCGCGACCGCGCCGAAGTATGGCTTGCCGCACCGGTGGAGCAGCCAAACGGCGAGACCGACTACTGCTACACCAAAAGCCGGACAATCTGGGCGGCCGTCAACCCGACAAGCGGGCGCACGGAGACGCTGACCGGTGACGCTGAGCGTGCCGAGATCACGCACCGCGTGGTCTGCCGGAGCGCCAGCCTGCCGGAGCTGTGCCGCGAGATGTACTTTATTATCCGCGGTCAGCGGCTCGATGTGTCGTACTGGCTGCCAATCTATAACCGCCGCGGCTGGGTGGAGATTTACTGCACACTGCGGCAGGGAGAGGTGACACGCGATGGCTCGTGATGGTTTTGACTGCTCGGAGCTGATGGAGTTTGCCGAGCAGCTGGGCGCACAGCCCAAGGAGCTGGAAAAGGTGCAGAAAAAGCTGCTCCGTGATCAGGGCAGCAAGCTGCGCCGCAAGACAGCCCAGCAGGCGCGTGCAACGGTCAACCGCACAGCAGTAAAGCGTGAAAAGTACGAGCGCGAAGCCGGGCATTATCACAAGAGCATCAAACGCGGCAGGGTGTACACCAAGCTGGGGCAAATGCGTATCCGCGTGTACTCCAATGACCCAATCGGCCATCTGGTCGAGAAGGGCTGGACGCCCAAAGCGCGTGACGGCTCTCACGGTAAGAAGCAGGACGGCAAGAACGTGTTCGAGGAAGCCGCAAAAGGCTTTGACGAGCAGTTTCCGCAGGCCGCTGAGGACGCTCTGGACGAGGTGATTAACAATCTATGATCCGTTGGAAAGAGATAGACGACGCGCTCGGCGCGGTGGTAAGCGCGGCTCTGGGGGCTGCCGATTTGCCTGCCGGGCGTATCCGTGACGATGTTAAGACTCCGCTGGTGCGGCGCAGTTACCGCATTGACGTTGGTCAGACCGACGGCATGGGCACGGACGACTACGCCGAGACCGGCTGCGACATCGAGATTTATTTTTATCCTGCCGACGGCACGCGCCCGCGCGACGAGCTGAACACGGCCGCTGACGCGATCCGCGCAGCGCTGCGGGAAGGCGTGACCGTGCAGGGCGTGGTGCTCATCCCGGAGGACGACATTACCTGCGACGCAGACGGCGAGACGCTGGCAGTCATGCTGCGGCTCACCTGGATCGAGACCGCCGAGGAGACCGGCGAATTTATGGAGGAAATGGTATATGGATAAGAAATTACTGGACGCGCTGGCGGCGAAAGCCGAGCAGCGCAAGGCTGACAAAGCCAAGGTCATTCAGTTTAAGGTCGGCGGTCAGCTGCTTGATTTTGTTAAGATCGGGCATACCGCACAGCTGGATGCTTATGAGGCATTTCTCGCTGCACGAGAGCAGCCGGCACAGATGCTGAACATCGGCGCACAGCTGATCTACGACTGTTGTCCGGCATTGCAGGACCCGGAGCTGCACACCGCGCTCGGCGTGACCGACCCGTACGACGTGATCTGGGTGCTGATGGATGTCCGAGAGGTCAATACGCTGGCGGCATCCCTGTTTGCGTGGCTCGGTCTGATTCCCGGTGACGAGGATGAGGACCCGGCAAAAAACTGATTGAGCGCGACCCGGTGCTCGACCTTGCAGCATTTTACGCGGCGCGAGGCATCACGCCGGAGCAAATCCGGCAGATGAGCTACGCAGACCGTGCGGTGCTGCGAGTCGGGCGGGCGCGCTGGTACGAGGATATGATAAACCTGATTGCGGCAGGAGTCTGCCGCGCATATGCACCGGAGGAGGGACGGAATAGTGGCTAAAAATAAGGTTATCAACACCGTCCTGACGGTGCGGGATAATATGTCCGGCGGTTTAGTCAAGGCCGCCCAGAACGCGAAAAAGTCCGGCAAGGCAATCGACAGCAGTATGATCTCCGCTACGCGCAGCGTGGTGGCGTTTAAGAATAAGTCGGTCGCAGCCTTGCAGGACTACGCCAAGAAAGCCGGTGCGGCAATCGTTGCCGGTACAACTGCCGTGGCAACCGGTCTGTCGGCGCTGACGCTCAAAAGCGCACTCGCCGCCGATGACCTTAACACTCTGGCAAAGCAGAGCGGCTTTTCGACGGCAGACATCCAGAAATGGCAGTATGCCTCGGACCTGATCGACGTGTCGATTGACGATATCGTCAAGTCTGCCGCAAAGATGAAGAAGAACATGATCTCGACCAGCTCAACTACGGTCGATGCATGGAATCAGCTCGGAATTAAGGTCAAGGACAGCAACGGTCATCTGCGTAACAGCACGACGGTCTTTTACGAGACCTTGACCGCGCTGTCCAAAGTGCAGAACGAGACCGAGCGCGACACACTGGCAATGACCCTGTTTGGCAAAAGTGCGGACAGCCTTGCGGGTATTGTCGATGACGGCGGTGCCGCCCTGCAGGAGCTGGCCGGTAAGGCCGAGAAGGCCGGTGTTATTCTGTCGCAGGATACGCTGGACAGCGCAAATGCCCTTAACGATAAGGTGGATACGCTCAAGGCCACGGTCAAGGGCTTTGCAGGAAAGGTCGGCTCGGAGCTGGCCGGTCGTGCGTCCAAGGCACTGGATGTTGTCGGCTCGCATTTTTCCAAGGCGTTCAACACGTCACCAATGGACTGGCTTAACGGCAAGCTGGACACGCTGATGGCAAAGCTCGACAGCTGGATTGCCGGAGGCGGCCTGGAACGGCTGGCGGATCTGCTGGTAAACGGTGTGCAGCTCGGCGCCCAGAAGGCAGGCGATATGCTGCAAAAGGCCGGTGACGCGCTGAAATGGTGCAAGGACCACAGCGATACGCTGGTAAACGTGCTCAAGGGCTTAGCTGCTGCATGGGCTGTCAAAAAGGTGCTGGATTTTAACAATGGACTGGCCGACTGCGTAGGCAATATCGGCGGTATCATCAAGACGGTGCTGACCATGACTGGTGTACTGGGCGGTCAGGCTGCCGCCACCGGCACAGCGACAGTTGCGCAGACCGGACTTAACACTGCAATGGCGGCAAACCCGATCGGTGCAGTTATCCTTGCTATCGAGGCGCTGATTGCAGTGGGCGTGCTCCTCTACAAAAACTGGGATACCATCAAGGCCGGTGCGCAGAGCCTTTGGAACAAGTTTAAGGACGTCAGCATCCGGATTGGCACGGCCTTTTCCGGTGCGTTCAACAAGGTTAAAAACGCCGCTAAGACGGCTCTGGAATGGGTCGGAGACAAGCTGTCGTGGCTCAACGACAAGATTGAGAGCATTCCCATCCTCGGCAGTCTGTACAAGGGTGCCAAGGGTGTCCTGGGAGACGCTATCGAGTGGGTAGACAATGCCACAACGGGCAATCGCTCGGGCACGTCCACAGGTACGACCCAGACCAAGACCAGCAGCAAAACGACTACAACGGCCGGTCCGGTCAAGACCACGACCTCGACCACTACGACGATACCTAAGCCGACACCCAGCAGCCTGCTGAGCCTGCCGAGCCTCGGCAATGCAACCGGCACGCCCTACTGGCGCGGCGGTCTGACCCGCGTCAACGAGCGCGGCGGTGAAATTATGAACCTGCCGAGCGGCACGCAGATCATCCCGCATGATGTGTCTGTCAAGGCGGCAGGCGGTCGGAGCGTGACGGTCAACGTCAACATCCAGGGCAACGTGATCGGCAACCGTGAGTATACCGAGCAGGTCGGTGAGTACGTCGGCCGCAAGGTGCTGGCGGCGCTCGGCAACACATAAGGAGGTGCGGTGCGTGTACAAAATTATCATCTCGGTCAACAACAACGAGGAGGTTTGGACGCTGCCGCACTGTCCGCCGGATTTCCCAATCCCACAGCCGGAGCAGCACCACGAGACCTATGAGGGCCTGAGCCGAGACTATCGCCGCATCGGCACGCTCGGTCTGCGGCACATGGAGTGGACGGCGCTGCTGCCGGTACGCCGGTACTCCTTCATGCCGTCCGAGGCATCTGCGGATGGTTGGGCGTATGTCGATTTCTTCGACCGGTGGCGCGACAAGAAGGTGCCGTTCCGCCTGATCGTGCTCGACAGCAAGGGCGCGGCACGGCTTAACATGCCGGTGACGGTGGACAGCTTTGATGTTACCGTGCGAAAAAACGGCGATTTGGAGTATTCCATCGCCGTGACAGAATACAGATTTATCAAATGAGGAGGTGCGCCGATGGCGGCAGGATATGTCGATGACCACAAGCTGATTTTGTACCGCGACGGCGCACAGCCGCGCGATATCACCGCATTTGCGAGTGACATGACGCTGACGGACGACCTCGACACGCTGGCGGCAGAGCTGACGTTTAAGACGTTTATCTCGCCGTGGGACAAGTACACGCCTAAGCTCGGCCTCGCGCCGGGCGATAAGGTGCGCGTGACCAATCAGGGCAAAACGGTCTTTTCCGGCATCATTATCACGGTGACGCTGGACGGCGGTGTTACCGCTTATGACCGCGGCTGGTATCTGAATAAGTCAGAGATCGTGCTGCAGGTCAACAACCTTGCCGCCGATCAGGTCATCCGCAAGGCGTGTGCCAAGGCGGGCGTAACGGTCGGCAAGGTGTGCAGCCTGCCGACCAAGATCACGCAGCTGTGGACCGGCAGTACGCCCGCTGACATTATCAGCGATGTGCTGAACACCTGCACGTCTGCGACCGGCAAGCAGTACCGCCACCGCGTGGACGACAGCGGCCTGCAGGTCGAGGCACTGCCGACCGCACCCATCAAGGCATATCACAAGCCGGCGAAAAATATCGCCGCATTTGACATCACATGGGCGCTCGGTCAGGTGAGCGGCGAGGACAGCACCCAGGACACCTACAACGCTGTTGTCATTGCCGCCGAGGACGACGGCAAGGCGTACATCGGCGCACAGGCCAGCAACGCGGCGTCTATCAAGCGCTACGGCTTTATGCAGCATATCGAAACGGTCACGGAAAATCCCGGCACGGCTGTGCTTGGGCAGATGGTGAAAAATCTGCTGAAAAATGCCGACAAGGTAGGGCAGACCCGCTCCATCTCCGAGATTTGGGGCTGTGATGAGGTGACAAGCGGCGTGGTACTGAGATTTAACTCGCCCGCGTTTGGCATCAAGGGCAACTTCCGTATTACTCGCGTGGAGCATCACTACGGCGGTGCAGGGCACACAATGGCGCTGGAAATCACGGCGCTCGAGCAGGTGCGAGCCGCCGCCGAGGGCAAGACCGACGCGGCAGCCATCAAGGCCGCCAGCACGGACAAGGTGCAGGTGTTCGGCCTGCCGGATCTGTCCGGCGGCAGTGACGGCGGCTCGGGCGGCACGATCGTCAAGGCACTGTTTACGGCTTACTATCCCGCCAACAATGCGCTTGAAGGCGGTTATCTGGATGCACAGGGCAACAGGCTCGACCCAAGCAAGCACACCTGCGCCGCACCGCCGTCTGTGCCGTTCGGTACGAAAATTACCGTCCGTGACACCGGCACAAGTCTTGACGGCACGACCTACACGGTCAACGACCGCGGCGGCGCCATCCAGATTGAGAACGGCGTGTACCACTTTGACCTGCTGATGAGCAGCAACGCCGAGTGCAACCGCTGGGGACGTAAAAACGGCTCTGCGATCATCGGCGGCTCGGGCGGCAGCTCGGGCAGTGCGGTGTCGTTTGTCAATACGGCACTGGGCGAGGTCGGTTACAAGGAGTCCGGCAAGGACATCAACAAGTACGGCCAGTGGGCAGGCCACAACGGCGTTGCCTGGTGTGTTTATTTTGTGTGCTGGTGTGCGTACAAGTCCGGCGCACCTATCCCGACGAGCTACGGCTACGTTGGCGATATGAGCAGCTATTTCAAGTCACGAGGCAAGTACAGATCGGCAGGCAGTTACAAGCCCAAGGCGGGTGACCTGATGATTCAGGGCGACCGACACATCGGCATTGTAATATCGGCCGGAGCATCGTCGTTTGAGACGGTGGAGGGCAACTGCACCAACAGCGTCAAGCGCGTAACGCGCAGCTATGGCGAGGTGTCCGGTTTCTGTACTCCGTGGGGATAACACAAGATATTGTATGCTTGTGGATAACACTGTGGAAGATGTGGAAAGGAGTGCGTGCCAGTGGCATGGGATACAGAGATGGCTTTGGCCATCAAGAACACCGCGAGAAAAGCGGCAAAGAGCCTACCCAAAGGCTGGTATCGTGCCGAGGTCTTGCAGGTAACGCCCAAGTTGATTTTTTCTGTGGTAAGTAAGGAATTTCAGTTCAGCACGGGAGATGGCCTGATTATGACCGCCACGGCAAAGAGCAAAACGTGGAAGGTCGGCATGCAGGCGGCGGCCATTCTGCAAGGCAGTGAGCTGCTGGTTTTGGACAGTCTGTAACGGAGGAGGTGCAGCGGAATGTTTGACGAGGAGCAGGCGCAGTTTGTCTGCGATTTTCTGGAGTGCCTGACGTGCTCCAGCGGTGTGCCGCTGCGCCTGATGGACTGGCAGCGCAACATGATAACCGAGTTTTACGGTCAGCTGATCGAGGACGAGGACGACCCGGCAGGCAGCTACCTGCGGCGATACCAGTATCTCTATCTGGAAATCGCCAAGAAGAACGGCAAGTCGGAAATCGCTGCCGGTCTGGGTGTGTATCACCTGTTTGCCGACGGCGAGATCAACGGCGAGGTGTATGTCGTAGCAGCTGACCGCGACAACGCGGGCATCGTCTTTGCGGCAGCCAAGTACATGGTCGAGCAGAGTCCGGCGCTGAAAAAGCGCAGCCGCATCGTGGACAGTGTAAAGACCATCTACGACGAGACGAGCGGCAGCAGGCTCAAGGTACTGTCCAGCGAGGCGTACAGCAAGCACGGCTACAAGCCGAGCTGCGTTATCTTTGACGAGCTGCACGCCCAGCCGAGCCGCGACCTGTGGGACGTTATGACGTTTGGTTCCGGTGACGCTCGCCGTCAGCCGGTGTGGATCGTGCTGACGACCGCCGGTGACGACCCCGACCGGAAGAGCATCGGTTGGGAAGTCCACGAGAAGGCGCTCGCTATCTACCGATGGCGGCGCGGCGCGAGGGATGAGAAAGCCTATGACGACCCTCGGTGGCTGCCGATCATCTACGGCCTCGGACTGATCGAGGACGAGGACGAGCTGAAAGACCTCAACATCTACGACGAGGACCTGTGGCGGCGGTGCAATCCGTCGCTCGGCAAGACGCTCAAGATGGCTACCATCCGCGCTCAGGCGGCGGACGCGAAGAAAAGCGAGGCCGCCGAGCGGCTGTTCCGGTGGCTCAGGCTTAACCAGTGGATTGCCACGGCAACTGTCGGGTGGATACCGATAACCATCTATGACAAAACGCAGTGGAATCCGCCCGGTTGTAAAGACTGGCGCGAGGCCGTGCAGCTGCTGCGCGGCAAGACCTGTTACGGCGGCGTTGACCTCTCCAAGAGCACCGACCTTACCGCCTTTGTGCTGGTGTTTCCGCCGCAGGAAGGTCTGGACAGGTGGGTGGCTCTGCCTACCGGGTGGATGCCGCTTGACGGCATTGACGCACGCGAGCGCGAGGATCATGTGCCGTATCGGGATTGGATACGCGCAGGATTTCTGCACGGCTGTGAGGGAGATATCATCGACTTTGAGGCTGTGGCGGACGCTGTAGTGCAGGCCGCACAGGATTACGACCTGCGCATGGTCGGCTTTGACCCGTATCTGGGTGCGACCGTGATGCAGCGCATCCGCGAGCGGCTTGCCGGTACGGTGACCGAGGTTGTCGAGATTCCGCAGGGTATCCGGTCCATCTCGCCGCCGATGAAGGAGTTGGAGCGGCTCATCCGAGCGCATGAGATGCTGCATGTGCACAACACGGCGGCACGGCAGTGTTTCCTCAATCTGCGGTGCGTGTCGGACGATAACGAAAATATCAAGCCAACCAAAAAGCGAAGCCGCGGACGCATTGATATCACGGTGGCGTGGATCATCGCGTTTGCGACGGCGATGCTGCAGCCTGCACCGACGCTGGCGGACAGCGTGGCGGCTGCTGATTGGCATATGTGAGTTTAGGAGGTGTCGGCTATGGCCGATGTGTTTCCGGTCATTCCGGAGGAGCTGCCCGCGCAGGTCGCGGAGAGCATTGGGCGCTCTCCGGAGTTTGTGTTCCACGAGGACGGCAGGTCGGGCAGTTTCCAGCTGGTGGACGGCGCTCTGGTCGAGCGGCAGGGCGTGGAGGCGGTCAAGCAGTGGCTTGAGCTGATGCTGCGCCAGAAACCGGGTGCAATCCCGATCTACCGGACAAGCGGCACGACCCAGCCGGGCGTGGAGGCGGTCAGCCTTGACCGGCGCGTGCCGGAGGGCTGGATTTTTGCCGAGATTGAGCGCAACGTGCGAGAGACCGCCGCGTTCTGCCCGGCCATCCGGTCACTTGACAGTTTTAAGTTTACGCGCGTGCGGCGCGGCGTGGAGGTCCGCTTCACGGTCCGGCTGCACACCGGAGAGAGTGAGGAGGTGACGACGTTTGTCAGCGAGTGAGATTTTAGACAAGATGCTGTCCGCAATGCCGGAAAGCTATCAAAAGACCATCGGTTTCCCAACTTATGATCTTTTAGCCGCAGTCAGCCTGCGGATGGAGGGCACGGACACGGCTATTGACGAGGCCAGACAGCAGCTTGACCCGGAAAATCTGCACGACAGCGCCCTTGATCGTTATATCTATCCGCGCTCCGGCTTGGAGCGCAAGGCCGCGACCTTTGCGCACGGCAGCCTGACCGTCACCGGCACAGGCACGGTCGAGCAGGGCACGCTGTTTGAGAGCGGCGGCGGTGTTCAGTATTACGCAACCGAGACCGTAGCCATTGAGGGCGAAGGTACTGTACCGGTCACCTGCACGGTGGACGGCACGGCAGGCAATCTGCCCGCGCACAGCGTGACGCAGATGCCGGTGGCAGTGCAGGGCATTGCCTCGTGTGATAACCCTGAACCGATTGGCGGCGGTTATGCCGAGGAGTCGGACAGCGAGTATTATGCACGCTATCTGGTCGTTCTGCGCACGCCTGCCACCTCGGGCAACATCTACCACTATATGCAGTGGGCGCTTGAGGTGGCCGGTGTCGGTCATGTCAAGGTGTTCCCGCGGGTGCAGGGCGTTAATACGGTGGATGTGGTGATCGCTGACAACGCCGGTCAGCCTGCATCGCCTGCGCTCGTGAAGTCGGTTCAGGACTACATCGACCCCGACAGTGAGGGCGCAGGCCGCGGACAGGCGCCCATCGGCGCACAGTGCTTTGTCACTGCTGCAACCGGCAAGGCCATCACGGTCAGCTGCACGGTGTCCAAATCGGACACCGTGACCGAGGACATCCTGACGGCCGGCATCAAGGAGAGCGTTGCAGCCTATCTGGCAGGCACGGTCTTTACCCAGGACTACATCAGCTATGCACAGATCGGTGCGGCCATTATGGATACGCCGGGCGTGATTGACTACGCCGGGCTGAAAGTGTCCGGCGGTATCGTAAATATTGCAATCGCGGAACGTGAGTGTCCGGTACTTGGCGAGGTGACAATTACCTATGGCTGAGTTTGACAACATGCGGAAAAGCCTGCCGGTGGCGTACCGCACGGACAAGTGGGTTTGTGACCTGCTTGCCGCAATCCAGTCGCTCGACGACACGCAGCGCGAGCAGATGCTCGACATTACGCAGCAGCTGTTTCCGGGAAGCATGACGTGGGCGCTCACCATCGAGGAGCGCGACGCCGGATTGCCGTCCACCGGCACGCTGGAGGAGCGCCGCACGGCGCTGATTGCACGGTGGCGCGGTTCGGGCAAGTGCGACGTTGACCTCATTCAGCGCGTGTGCGACAGTTGGAAGAACGGCGAGATCAGCGTCGGCTTTGCAAAGGGCGTCGTTCTGCTGACGTTCATCGGCGCTTACGGCATTCCTGCGCCGGCCGAGCTTGCCGCATTGCAGGAGGCGGTAGATCGCGTGATCCCGTGCCATCTGGCAAGCAAATATCTCTGGCGTTGGATTCTCGTCCGCGAGATTGAAGGCATGACGCTGGACGAATTGCAGACGCACAAAATCAGCGAATTTGCATTTGAGGAGGTGCAGGCGTGAGCCTGAAAACCAAAATTCTGGGGCTGTTTAAGTACGATCCGGACAAGGACGGCGCGAGCACGTTCAATATCAAGCAGGCGCTCAATGACAACTGGGACAAGCTGGACAACGAAGTTGCAGCGCGTGTAAAGACCACGGAACTGGCCGCCGAGGTCAAGAAGACCGTGAAAGGCGGCAGTCTGACTGCCTCTGATCTGGGCGCGGTATCGGCGGCGGATAAGGGCAAGGCTGGCGGCATTGCGGGTCTGGGCGATGACGGCAAGGTGCCAGCAGCGCAGCTGCCCGAAATGAATTACGAGGGCAAGGGCGCCGTAGATACGCATAACAAGAGTTCAACCGCGCACAAGGAGCTGTTCGCCAAAAAGCTCGACAAGCTGACCGGCAAGAAAGGACAGTTTGCAGGCTTTACGGCGGATAACGTAGTCGGTGCGATGGATGCCCCCAACGGCGGCGAAAGCGACTCCGGCGTTGGCGAGCTGCAGGACACCGAGATGGAGGTCGGCACGATCACCAACGCAGGGGCGGGCTGGAATACCTACCATTTTAGAGAGGCGTTTGAGGGCATCCCGCAAGTTGTATGTCAGGCCGAGGACTTTGATGGCGTTGTGCTGGTCAAGGACATTACCGCCGAGGGATTCCTCTACTGTCTGCGCAAGCTGGCAACGGGCAGCTACTACACCGGCGACTCGACCGGCACCAATCCGTCGCACAAAGAGACCACACTGGTCAGCGGCACAACGACCACGGCTGACGCAGTTAAAATCAATTACATTGCCGTAGAGTATGGAGGCGAAAGATAAATGTTAGCAAATCAGAGCGATTTTATGGCGTATGCGGGTGCGTTTAAGTCGAATTACCGCAAAGGCGTCCATAGATTGGAGACGATCCTCTCCAATCCGACCCATGCGGCGGAGTTTGCTGCCAACCTTGGCGGCGTGAGTGTGGTACTCGGCGTGCCGATCGAGCTGCCCGACCGCAACAGCGACAAGCTGCTTGAGCTGCTGCTCGGCAGTACGGTTGCCGATGATGCGGTGCTGACATGGATGCACCAGTTTTACGAGTTTACCGGTTGGGACGATCTGCTCAGTGATTCCGCCCGCTGCAAGGAGATGGCCAACAACCCGCTGATCTGGCGCGCGGCCGGCGGCAGCAAACTGGCGGTTGGCAAGTCCATCGCTACGCTGGCGGGCCTGTCCTGCTCGGCGTATAAGGATATTGATGCGGTAGCGGCTTCTCAGGTTGCTATGGCGGCTATCATCGGCAACTCGACTGCGCTCAATGCCGTTGTAACCTCTCAGGTTGCTATGGCGGCCATTCAGAAATCGCAGACTGCGCTCAACGCGATTGCCGCATCGAGCATGGCAACCGCTAAATACGCAGCCGGTGCAGCAGGACTCAATCCGGCCGACTATGCTGACATGACCGCGATTGCAGCTTCTCAGGTTGCTATGACGGCTATTGTTAAATCGCCGGTAGCAATGGCTGCTATGTGGCGCAGCGACACCGCAATCAAAGCACTGCAGGCCAATGCGACAGCGTGGAAAACGTTTACCGGAGCGAGCAGCGCAGTTATGGGTAAGACCGTTGCAATCCTCGCTAATCTGGACCCGTCGGGCTATGCTGACATGACCGCGGTTGCAGCCTCTCAGGTTGCTATGACGGCCGTGGCATCCTCTCAGGTTGCTATGACGGCTGTAGCAGCTTCTCAGGTTGCTATGGCGGCCATTGCCGGATCGGGTAAAGCTCGGGTTGCAATTACCAATTCTTCCGTTGCATTGGCTGCTTTGGCTTCCAGTCCGCTGAAAAAGAGTGTAAGTACCAGTGCATACAACGGTAATTATGTTAAATTGGTAACGAACGGTCCGTGCTTTATCATCTCTGCGACTCATAATAATTCTGGTTGGACATTCGGTGTGCGCTATGTGTACACTTCGGAAACTGCATCCGGAGCCAAGACGTATTCTTCAACAGGCAGTGCACAGAGCATCAATCTGTTCACTACATCCGCCGGTTTAGAGGCTTTCGCCAACGCTGATTCTTCTTCCTCGGGCCGGGTTACATTTGTCTATATTCCCTGCAAAGCAGCCTGAATTTTAGACGTGATTTACTACGCATTATCTTCCTAATGCGCAGTAACCGCCCGAATATAGCCTGATTTGCCCGCTGATTTTGTATAGCTATGCATCTTCGCACCGCGTTTTCTCAAATATGCCGTGTTAAAACAGCATATTTGAGGTGCGTGGTACGTCTTAGGAAGATAATGCGTAACAAAGAACAGACTGTTCCAGTCATCAACCGCAAGGGAAATAGTCAATCCAGTCATCACCTTCGGTGTCGTTTTTGATGTATGTGGCGATCTTCTTAAACTGCTTAAAGTAGGTGTACTTACTCTTATAATTCTGCCAATTAGGATTGCTGCCGTCAGACAGAGTGGCGTAACCATACTGTGATGTGTCAAATGCACTGTTGGCGCTGATCTCCAGAATGATAAACTTACCGGATTTAGATGCGCTGGCACCAGTCAGGCGGCTTTTCTTGGCATAAAGTGCATCCAGCGCCGTTGTACTGCCCGCAATCGCGTTCAACGCGGTCTGAGATGCGGCGATGGCCTTTGTAGCGGTGTTGGAGGCCGCCACGGTCGCCATAGCAACCTGAGAAGCTGCTACCGCCGTCATAGCAACCTGAGAAGCTGCTACCGCCGCCATAGCAACCTAATGCGACGCAAAGACTCCTCATTTGGCGTTTTGGTATGTATAATAAACATACCAAAATCCGAAAGGGGAATTACAACATGACGGCAAAAACAGAGCTGACAAGGCAGCTTCTCGCAACTTTTGCGGCGGGAACACCAACGGCAGCAGAACTCGACGCTATCCTAAAAGGCTACATTATTTTTAAGGAAAATGATGAGCAGCGCAGCGACTTGAAGCGGCGGATCAAGCACTATCTGGGCGCAAAGAAGATTGACGGTCTATCCGCCAGAACGCTGGCGAACTACCGCAGCCACCTTGAATTATTTGCATCTAAAGTGACCAAGAGCACGGCCAAAATCACAACCGACGACATCCGAGGTTACATTGCTTTTTTGGACGAGACGCGCAATCTCAAGGAAACGTCACTGCAGACGCATATCAACAGCCTGCGGGCGTTCTTCGGCTGGCTCACGATGGAAGAGAAGATCAAGAAGAACCCGATGAGCAAGATCAAGTCCATCAAGATCGACAAGGTAGGAGCACGCCAGGCGCTGACAGTGGAAGAGCTGGAACGCCTGCGCGATGCCTGCGTAACCTATCGCGAGAAGGCGCTGATAGAGTTTCTCGTATCTTCCGGCTGCCGCTTGAGCGAGGTTGCTCAGCTGTCGGCCTCTGACCTCGACCTGATGAGCCGGTCGGTACAGGTCACCGGCAAGGGTGACAAGGATCGTGTTGTCTTTTTCAGCATCCGCGCACGTCTGATGATTGAGGAGTATATGGTATCCCGCAAGGGCGGCACCGGTTTGTTTGTCAGCAGTAAGGCACCGTACGAGCCGCTGAAACCTCGGGCGATCCAGCGCATGGTACGGGCAATCAGCCTGCGGGCCGGTCTGGATAAGCGGGTGCACCCGCACCTGCTGCGTCATACATTTGCGACGCTGGCGCTCAACGGCGGTATGGATATTGCGGTCATTCAGCGGCTGCTTGGTCACGAGAATATCACAACCACCCAAATTTACGCTGAAATGTCGGATGAAACAATCCGGCATCAGTATAACAAATATGTAGCGGTTTAACCGCGGAAAGGAGCACAAATGAAAATCAACGGAATCAAGGCTCTGGATTATCAGTGCCAGGGCGACAGCCTGACGTTGGTGCTGTCCGAAACCACGTTTGATGCGGTGTCCAATCTGAACACCGCTCTGGTCGAGGTCCGCACCGATGACGGCGATCTGGTTGAGGCGCACGGCGGCTATGCGTTGCGTGCCATCACCTACGACAAGGACAAGCAGACCTACACCGTCGCTTGCACCACGGCCGCCGACGACACGACCGCGCAGGCGATCTCGCAGCTGGTGGCAAAGGTGGAGGAGCTGGAAACCAGCAACACCGCACTGGCGGCTCAGGTGGACTATATCAGCATGATGACTGATACCGATACGGGGGTGGAGTAAATGAGTTGGTTTGATCGTATTAAGAAGTATTACGATGCCGGTCTGTGGACCGCAAAGATGGTCGGTAACGCTGTCGTAAAGGGCAAGATTACCGCCGAGCAGTACAAGAAAATCACCGGCGAGGAATACAACAAGTAAGAATCACCGGAAATTTTACATTTATGATAGGGCAGAAGCCCGGAAAGGACAAAACCATGTACGAATCTAACATCTACATCAAGAACTATGCAACCATTAAGAAGTACGTCGGAGATATTGGCGTGCAGCTCGACAAGTTCGACAACGCGCACCATCTCAAGCACAACGCGCTGGCACGCGCTCAGTACAAGCACTGGCGCTCCATCCAGACCGGTGTGCCGGAGCTGCTGAGCGTGGAGGATAAGCGCCTGCTGGGGCTGTAAAACAAGAAAAACCGCCTGAAAAGGCGGTTCATTGACAGGGTTCGTCAGCGTATGCTATAATACAAACGGACGCTGTTACATATAGCGGTCAGACCCTCTTTTCCTTTCCCGCAGTCTGCGGCAGAAAGGAGGTGGCGCGAATGCAGAAGAAAGCATTTCAGCTTTTTATGTGTGCGGTCATTGTACTGTACATTTTCTGTATAAAAGCGCGATGACCGCTCGGCTGGCACCGAAACGGTCATCTTAAATAGATCGACTGCATGAGGGTCTGACTGCTGTAACAGCGTCCTCTTTAAGTATATTATAGCACACGCTCCGGCTTTGTCAAGAACGACAGACCGGGGCGTTTTTGCGCCTCGAGGGAAAAGAGGTTTTATGGATAATCCGATCACTCGTGCCGAGCACGAAGAGTTTCGCCGCCGGCTCGAGGAAGAAAATCGTCGGCAGGACAAGCGCATTGAGCTGCTGGAGGATAATATGCGGGAACTGAACCAGCTGACCGCCTCGGTCGGCAAACTGGCCACCAGCATTGAGAGTATGGTCAAGGAGCAGGAAAAGCAGGGCAAGCGGCTGGAAACGCTCGAGGACCGCGACGGCGCGATGTGGCGCAAGATCGTGGCCTACGGCGCGACGGCACTCGTCGGCATTTTCGTCGGCTATGTCGCTCGGCAGCTTGGTTTGAACTGAGAAAGAGAGGTACTTATGAACTGGAAAATCAGAATCAAGAACCCGGTGTTCTGGGTGCAGATTGCCCTTGGCGCGTTTGCAACGGCTCTGGCCTATGCCGGTCTGACCGCCGCGGACATGACCACCTGGGCGGGCGTGTGGCAGATCATCAAGGCTACGGCGGCAAATCCGTACTGCCTGTTCCTCATCGCCTGCAACGTCTGGTCGGCGTTTAACGACCCGACTACCAGCGGCCTGACGGACTCGGATCGTGCTAAGTCGTACACCGCGCCGCTTGAAAAGTGAGGTGCGCTATGATGGATATTCCGTTTCTGCAGGCTGACTCGAGCAATTTCTATTCTGGCCGAGGCGGCAACAGTATCAAGTATATTGTCGTACACTATACGGCCGGTAACGGTGATACCGCCATGAATAATGCGCAGTATTTCCACAACAACAGCGGCTTGCAGGCATCGGCGCATTATTTTGTCGATGAGCACAGTGTTGTGCAGTCTGTCCGCGATACAGACGGTGCATGGCACTGCGGCGGTCCTCTGGAAAGCTCGCATCACCCGCTGCATAACATCTGTATGAACCGCAACAGCCTGGGCGTGGAGATGTGCTCGGACAAGGTAAACGGCAAGTATGTCATTACCGCTCAGACGGTAGACCGCACGGTTGAGCTGGTGCGCTGGCTGATGGACAAGTACGGCATCGACGTGGATCATGTTGTGCGCCATTATGACGTAACGGGCAAGGACTGCCCGGAGCCGTGGGTGCGTGATGAAAGCCTGTGGCGTAAGTTCAAGGCGCGGCTGACCGCGCCGGTTGAACCCGAACCGAAGAAGGAGGACGACGAAGTGGTAGAAAAGAAAAAGGTCCTGCTCAACGGCAAGACCTACGAGTGCGACGTCATTACAAAGGACGCCACTAACTATATCAAGATGAGATCGCTCCAGCAGGCAGGCTTTATGATCGGGTATGACGCTGTTCGCAAGGTTCCGAGCATCACCGCACCGCAGTGCCGCACGTTTGTGCCGGACGGCGATGAGGCAGTACAAGCCGCAGTTGATACGCTGCAGGAGAGTGCCGGCCTTGAGAGACAGACGATTGAGTACCTGCTGCGCTATCAGTGGGGCGAGGACCTCGTGAAGAAGCTGGCAGCCGCAGTTAAGTAAATAGCAAGGCCCTCGGTGTTCGATTTGGACACCGAGGGCCTGTTAACGGTGATGTAGGAAATATGTAGGAAAATGAGGAAAGCGAACCTCGAAAAATGACGATATATCTAACGAAATCGCCATTTCCCATAACCGCTTGACGTGCGGAAGGTCAGCGGTTCGAACCCGTTAATGTCCACCAATTCAAATCCCGTCAGAAATGACGGGATTTTTTCTATCTTTAAGACTTTTAGGTATTTGCTGTGGAAAATGTTCTGGAAAACGGGAAAAGCAGAATGTGCATTTCACAGCACATACAGCACAGAAAACCAACAAAAACAAAAGTGATGTAGGAAACGTGTTGGAAATCAAACCTGCAATTCCCGCACATCTTCCTCGGTGACGTGGCTGTAAATGTTGGCGGTGGTGCTGATGTCTGCGTGGCCCATGAGATACTGGGCGGTTTTCAGATCCACGCCCTGACGGCGCAGGTTGGTGCAGTAAGTGTGCCGGAGGTAGTGCGGCGTGATGGCCGGATCAAAGGCGTGCTTGACAACGGCGTTGCGGTACAGCTCGGCACCGGCCGCAATGTCGCAAGCCCGGTAGAAGCTGTGCCACATGCGGCGCATTTTTGTCATGGACAGCATGCGACCGTTTTCGACATGAAAGAAATACCGCGATTTCATGTCCAGCTGTTTTTGCAGCTCGTCAGGGATGGGAACATATCGTGCTCCGGCTGCGGTTTTCGTAGACTTCAAAGTCGGCTGGTTCGATTTTGTCTTATATTCGACGGACTGCGAGATACACAGCAGGCCGTCCTTGACATCGCGGGCACCGATCGGCACGGTTTCGCCGCGGCGCAGACCGCAGTCAAGCATGAGCAGCACCCACGGCCCGGCATAGTGACGCTTTGCGACTTTGCGCACGATCTGCTCCTCGGCGCGGGTCAGTGCACGGCGGCTTTGCTCGTCCTCGCCCACAGTTTCGATACGGCGGAACGGAGAGGAGGCAATCAGGCCGTTGATCTCCGCCTGCTCAAAGATCGCGTGCGTGATGTAATGCAGTTTAGCGGCGGTACTTGCGCCGAGCGGCTTGCCTTTACTGGTCCTTGCGTTGTTCATCATTTCTTGCAGCTGGAACGGCTTCACACTGTCCAGTGCCAGAAAACCAATCGCCGGACAGATGCGCAGCCTCAGGTGCTCCTCGTAATTGTTGCGCTGGCTCTCGCCAACGTGCGGCTCCTTGTAGGTGTGATACCACTGCCACGCCCACTGCTCGACAGTAACCTTGCCGGGCGTGCCGCCGCGTGCGACCAGCATTTGCACGGCGCGTACCTTGGCCTCAAATCTTGCCTTGTTGTTGTCCTGGATGTACTTGCGGATCGGTGTGCCATCGTCCTTGTGGCCGATGACAATGGTGCGCGAGTATTTGTACTTGTTAGCCATAAAAACCTCCAAAATAGAACATTTGTTCGATTACGCGGTTGAAAATATAGCAGACCCCAAGGGGAGAGGTCTGCTGTATTGTTTTCTAAGATGCACACTTTTGACAGGGCGTGCGGCCTCCAACTTGATCCATCGTGACTGCGCGGGCATTCTTGCCGGCACAGCTTGCGGAGCGGTGCCAGCGCTTGCCGCTGGGCGTAACGTAAACAGTCTCGCTCTGCTGGGCGGCGGCCTGTTCCTGCGCTGCTTGCTGAGCTGCTGCGGCTTCGGCGGCTGCCTGTTCTTGCGCAGCCTTCTCAGCGGCTGCCTTTTCGGCCTTTGCCTTGGCTTCGGCTTCGGCGGCGGCCTGCTCGGCTGCCCGATCATGGACGGTAATCTGTCCGGTCTGCTGTGCATCGCCCTCGGCGGCGCGCACGGTATAATCTGCGGTGCCTGCGGCCTTACCGGTAAGTGTCACCTCTACACGTGCCGGATCGCTGAGACATTCTGCCGATACGGCAAGCACATTGCTGTCTGAGGTGGTGGCATATACTGCGTCAGCGGTCATCGCAAAGTCGGACGGATCAACGGTATAGGTCAGGGTCTGGCTGCTGCCGAGGTCGATCTCGGCAATAGGGTCACCGGTCAATGTCAGCTGTGTAATGACTGCGGCCTGTGTGCTATCGTTAGCCGTATCGGTCTGCTTGTCTTTATCTTCCGTGCCGCCGATGCAGCTGCCAAGTGCACCGATAATCAGCAATGCGATAAAAGCATATACGGCACAGCCGCAGCAGCCTTTTTTCTTCTTTTCTTCCAAGGGCTGTGCAGGCGGTAGGTCAGGTCTGATGGGCTGCGCGTTATTGGACGAGGCAGAGCGAGTGGTGGTTTTTCTGCCGCCGATTTTCTCGGTTTTGCTGTACGACAAGCCGGTGCCAGGAATGCCGACCGTCTTAGTGACGCGGCCCTTACTGTTGACCGATGCGCGAGCACCCTTGACGCCAGCGGAGATGCCTACTGACTTTTTGCCGATATTGAGCCGCACGCCGGGTGCGATTTTCACAGATTTCCGAAATCTGAATCCCATAGCCTAAACCCCTTTAGCAAGGTGTTCAATTTGGACACCTTTATTTTTTTACTCAAATTTATAGTTTTTGCGCTCTGTATAGTAGGCAATCGCCCAGCGCATGAAGTCCTCGGTCACATCGAAATACTCGGCAAGCTCCCAGACCTCGGTCATGCCGTCCCGTACAGCCTGCTTGAGCTTACCCCAAGGGATCAGGCGGTATACTGCCCAGGCGTTTGCCTTGTTCTCGTGCTGCTCGCGGACATCCAGCGGTGTGTACTGATTATAAAATCCGCCGTAGACACAGTGACCCAGCTCGTGAGACAGTTTGACCGCCTCATCAGCGGCAGAGCGTATCTTCCGCGGGTCCAGAGCGATGGCGCAGGTGCCGCCGATCGGCACCGAGAAAGCCTCAGCTGTTTGCATCGGGAAATAGTCCACGTCAATGTTGTTCCGCCACGCTAATAGATATAAGCTCGTTCTGCGATCCATAAAATTACCTTTTGCGCTGCTCACGCTTGAAACGTGCGTATGCCTTGATGTCCTCTAACGTAGCATCATCTATGTCAGTCGTACCAAAAAGTGCAAATTTGATGTCATCATCGTAAATTGATGGTCGTTTATTGCTCGATCGTCCCATCAGGTACTCAATCGAAACGCCGAAAAAGTCTGACAGCCTGGAGAGCGTGTCAAAATTCGGTTCGCTGTCTCCGGTTTCGTATTTAGCGTATGTGGAGCGATCAGCCCCCAAAAAATCAGCCACATCCTTCTGCGTTAGCTTGCGTGGGTCTGATTTCCGTACAGTTTTGAGGTTGTTCATAATCATCACCTGATTCAATTATATGTGAAAGAAATTCACATTGCAATGATAAGAGAAAAAACTCCACAAAATACTTGACAATGTGGAGATACTCCACTATAATAGAATCATCAAATGTGAAGAATGTTCACAAAAGAGGTGAGAACGTGGAAAAGATTAGAATTTTACGAGAATCAAAAGGCATCACACAGCAGGCAATGGCGGCAGAACTCAATGTCGATCGCAGTACAGTTGCAAAGTGGGAATTAGCAGGAACGTATCCTCGTCCGAAATTCCTGCCGATGATTGCACGCTTGCTCGGCTGCACGATTGATGCGCTGTATGACGAAAAGGAGGTAGTCTAAATGGCATCGAACAAGTATATGACTGTCGATCAGCTTGCCGAGCGTTGGATGTGCTCGCCGTCATACGTTCGCACCTTGCTCCGGAGCGGTCAGCTGTCAGCGGTGAAGCTCGCCGGCTGGAAGGTCCGCCAGGATGAAGTCCTGCGCTTTGAAAAAGCAAAGGAGCAGGCCGACACGGAAGCGCTGCGGCAACAGCGGATCGGTTACATTGTGTAATTATTGTAACGCACGGCAAAGGAGGAAACCAGTGTGCGAGAGAACAGAAATATCTATCAATCTGCACGCGAGCTGAAAGGTTTGACGCAGGAAGTTGCCGCCGAGCGACTGGATCTGTCGGTTGAAAGCCTCGGGGCCTACGAGCAGGATCGCCGTCGGCCACCGGACAGCACGGTGCTCCGCATGGTGCAGCTGTACGATTTCCCGTACTTATGCTATCAGCATATCCAGTCGGGTGATCTCGCTGGAGTGCTGCCGCAGGTCGGTCACAAGTCGCTTGAGTGCGCAACCATGCGGCTGATCCGTTTGATCGGCAGCTTCGCCAAGACAGGGCGGCTCGATGACCTGCTGCTGATCAGCGAGGACGGCGTGATCGACACAAACGAAAAGCCGCTGTACGACGCAATCATGCGGGAACTGCATGAGATTGTAACAGCGGCACTGGAACTCGATTTTTGCACAAAAGGAGCAGGAAAATGAAAAACGGACAAAGAAAAAACGCCCAGACGGCGGCAACCGTACTGAGCGTCAATGCAAAAACATCTTGTATTTATAATTATACCACCACAGCCATCGACCGTCAAGTACCGGATTTTGAGGTTCTGGACGGCGGCTGCCAGGGCGTGCGCCCGCGCATGGTCGGCATCGGCTTTACGCTGCTGCTGCTCACGGCCGGACTGACGGACAACGGCACGCTGCCGCTGTGGGGCACGGTGCTGGCCGGTATGGTCGGCTTGGCTCTGTTGATGGGAGGGGTACGCAATGCATGAAGTAAACGTGCGGCTGCCAATCCCTGACGAGCTGTGGAAAGAAATCGCGGAGCTGGCAGAGAAGAAGAGCAGCCGACCGGGAGAACTGGCTGAATTTCTGGTGATGGTCGGTCTGTATCATCACCTGCGCCAGAACATCGACATGTACAAGGCAAGCATTATGCTGAGCGAGAGGCGAAAGGAGGGGAAGGTTGACACATGAATTTCCATTTTGACGGTGCTGTGGCTGAAATGTACGGCGTGGACGGTGCGGTTTTTATCTCGCGCCTGCAGTTCTGGATCGAAAAGAACGCGGCCAACGACCGGCACTATCACGAAGGCCGTTACTGGACGTACAACAGCCTGCGCGCCATGGAAAAACTGTTCCCGTTTTGGTCACGGCGGCAGATAGAGCGCATCGTCAAGAATCTCAAGGACAAGGGCGTTCTGCTGACCGCGAACTACGCCAGGGACAGCTATGACCGCACCCTGTTTTATGCCCTCGACGAGAGCAAATTACCCATTTCACCGTTTGGTGGTGACCTGTCACCAAACGGTGACAACCTGTCACCGAACGGTGAAATGATTAATGAACAGTTAAAGACACATATAAGAGAAGAGGAAGATAAGGCAAATAAGCCCGAAATAAGCAATAAGCCGCAGCAGCTTGCAGACCGGTACAACGCCATCTGCACCAACCTGCCGAAGGTCGTCCGTCTGACGGACAAGCGCCGCCGAGCGGTGCGCCTGATCCACGACAAGGGCTACACGCCGGAGCAGCTCGATGAGGCGTTCCGCAGGGCACAGGCGAGCAGCTTTTGCGCCGGCCAGAACGACCGCCACTGGAAAGCCGATTTTGACTGGCTGCTGAACGAGAATAATCTGGTCAAGGTGCTTGAGGGCAAGTACGATAATCCGGCGGCAGCTAAGCCGCCGCGGAAGAAAGCAGAGGAGGTGGAAGAATGGTAGCACAGCTTGATGCAGAATACAGCGTGATTGGCTCACTGCTGCTCGAGCCACAGATTGCTGGTGAGCTGTTCGCAGCAACGAGCGAGCAGGACTTCACCCGCGAGGAACTGCGCAACGTATATCTGGCCGCCCGGAAGATTTTCAACGCGGGCAAGCCGCTTGATGCAGTCACGCTTCGCGCGGCTGTCGGCAAAGAATACGAGCCGCTGTTCTTCGACTGCATGGAAGTCACCCTGACCGGCCGACGTTGGAAAGCCTATGTTGCTGCGATGCAGGAGCAGACCCGAGTTACCAGACTGCACGAGCTGGCCGACCGTCTGGCACAGATTCAGACCAGCGAGGAAGGCCGCGAGCTGATCGCACAGGCCAGTGCCGCAGCAGGGGAGCGGTCGGGCGTTCAGATCGTGACGATGCAGGACGCACTGGTCAACTTCGTGGAGGAGCAATCCACTAAGCGCAAGTTTATCAGCTACGGATTCAGCCGCCTTGACGGCCGCCTGTACAGCGATTACGGCGATTTCGTCGTGCTGGCCGGCAGACCGTCGGCGGGCAAGACAGCAATGGCTCTGCAGATGGCGGTACACATGGGACGGCACGACAAGGTTGGCTTTTACAGTCTGGAAACATCACCGGCCAAGCTGACCAACCGCATCATTGCCAATCGTGCAATCGTAGACTTCGGCCGTATCAACCGCCGAGAGATGACGCAGGAAGAATGGGAGCGCGTGGTGCGACTGAAAGGCGAGATTATGGAGAGCGATGTTGAACTCATTCCGGCCAGCGGCTGGAGTGTGCAGGATATTCTCTCGACCGCCTTACAGCGCCGGCACAAGATCATCTTTATCGACTATCTCCAGCAGCTGACCGGCCGCGGCAAGGATCGCTTTGAGCAGGTAACGCGCATTTCTCTGGATTTGCACGCAATGGCGCAGACACACGGTATTCTGGTTGTGGCGCTCAGTCAGCTCAACCGTGCATCAACCGCAAGACCTGACGCAGCACCGACGCTCACCGATCTGCGTGAGTCCGGTCAGATTGAGCAGGACGCCGATGCCGTGCTGGCGCTGTACATCAACGAGGAAGAAAACGCACCACCGAACGAGCGCTGCCTGCAGGTGCTGAAAAACAAAGAAGGTCGGCTCGGCAAGGTTCGGCTCGACTTTGACGGCAACCTGCAGCAGTTTGCCGAGTACATGGACGGCCAGCGGGAAGTGATCCAGCAGACCGCCAGAATGGAGAAAAAGCATGAAGCTAAGAAAAGCAATCCCAAGGCTGCGGTTTGAGCGCCGCCGGTTGTACGCGCAGAGTAAGGTCTGTCCGCCGGAAATGCGGCGGGAGTACCGTGAGCGGGCAGAGGCCATCGGTGCGGTGCTGAGATATATCAAACGGAACCGGAAGGAGAAACAGCATGATTGAGATTAAAATTAACGGAATACAGGCCGAATGCAAAGTTGATTGCGCGGACGGAAAGATTTTGAGTGATGACATCCGCCGTGTGTTGATCTCGCTGTATCGCGTAGTTTGCAAGGTGACGAATGACGAGACTGCCGACAAGGCGATGCAGTACATCATGGCTCTGATCGGGGCTGGCGTAATCAAGAAAGACTATGAGCAGCTGATGCAGAGAGCGGGAGCGGAAAATGGCAACTGAGCAGCGCCGCGTCATCTGGCGGCACCCGAAGGGCATCTACGAAACGGTTGAGGTGTCCGGCACCGGAGTCTTTGGCGTGCCGTATAGCTACCGGGAAACTGTATACACCCAAGACCGCGACGCACGCGGCGTGGCACGCAAAGAAATCCAGCCTGCACCGCCGAACGGCGGCAGACCGGCCGGAGGGCCGCGCATACCGTTAACGGATAAGGAAGAAAAGAAAATCTGCGAAATGTACGAGACAATGCCGCTTGCAATCGTGGCGGCAAGCATGCACCGCTCAAGCAAAACGGTGCGAGCGGTACTCGAAAAGCATGGTATTCAGAGGCGGAAATACGGTCCGCGAACGAAGTAAACCACTGAAACAAGAAAAAGGAGCGAAAACATCTTGAAAACGATTAGCATAGTGAATTTGAAGGGCGGCGTCGGCAAGACCGTCACCGCAGTAAACCTCGCAGGCATTCTGGCGGCCGACTATGGCAAGCGCGTGCTGCTGGTTGACAGCGACCCGCAGGGTGACGCCTCGCAGTACATCGGCGTTGTACCTGACGCCTGCAGCACGGCCGACCTGTTCGACGGCGGCTCGGCCTACTACGAGGACGTCATCCAGCACAGCATTTACCGTGATCTGGACATCATTCCGGCGGATATGCAGCTCGCTTCGGTTGATCTGGACGCCGACATTGACCGCAAGCAGGCGGTCCGCGTGTACGCCGACCTGCGGGACGCACTGGTCGAGGATGATGCGTACGACGTGATGATCTTCGATTGTCCGCCGTCGTTCAGTTTGCCGTGCATCTCGGCGATTGCTGCCAGCGATATGGTCTTCGTGCCGATCAAGCCGGGTGCGTTTGAGATGTCCGGTATGCAGCTGCTTGCCGATCAGATTGCCAGCGTGCGGAACACCGGCCTTGCCAAGCGCAGTGTGTGGGGACTGTTGACCATCTGGCACAATGCAGATGCCACGCGGCAGAGCGAGGACTGGCTGCGTGAGCACAGCCCGATCCCGCTGTTTGCACAAAAAATCCGCCGCACAGACAAGGTGACGGAGAGTACCTACGCCGCACAGCCGGTAACGCGCTGGTCGCCGACTTCGGCGGCTGCCCGTGACTATCGGGCATGGGTAGAAGAGATTATGGAGGGACTGTAATGGCTAAGAAATTCAACCTTGCGGAGCTGATGGGCGAGGCGGTGTCCAAATCGGACACCGGCGAGATGCAGGTGGAGCAGATTCCGCTCACCGAAATCGAAGAAAACGAGAACAACAGCTACGCGCAGACCGGCATTGACGAGTTGGCCGAGTCCATCAAGGTTATCGGCTTGCAGCAGCCGCTTGTGGTACGCCGCAAGACCGAGGGCGGGTACTTACTCCTTGCAGGACACCGCCGCCGGAACGCACTGGCGCTGCTCGACCGCAAGACCGCGCCCTGCATTGTGCTTGACGCTGATCTTGACCCGTCCCTGCAGGTGCTGATCCTGCACTGGACCAACACCATGGCACGCGGCGGCGGCGGTCTGACCGCTGAGTACACCGGTCAGGCGGCAAAGGAGATTGAGGCCGCGCTCAGGGATCTGCAAGCGCGCGGCGTGGTAGAACTGCCGGGCAAGCTGCGCAGTTATGTTGCCGAGGTGCTCAAAACGTCCGAGAGCCAGATTGCCAGGGCAAAGGCAATCGACAACGGGCTGACTGAGGCGTGGCAAGGCGATTTTAAGTGTCACCGCATCAACGACAGCGCCGCCTACGAGCTGAGCCAGTGCGACGAGGACCTGCAAAGGGAACTGCACGGTGCATATCAAGGCAAAATGTACAACCTTGACGCGAAAAAGATCAAGGCGCACAAAAAGGCGGCGGAGTATCCCTTCACGCAGCTGACCTGCCCGGCGGAGAGCTTTTCGCCCCATCCCTGCACAGGCATGGATAAGCGCGCGGCGTGGGTGCGGGACGGCAAGTGTCCCGGCTGCTGCCACAGCTGCGACAAGGCGGACGGGTGCGAAAAGGTGTGCGGCGTGGTGAAACAGCGCATCACGAGCGCGAAGGACGCCGAGACGCGCAAGGCCGAGCGCCAGCAGCGCGAGGACGCCTTCATGAAATCGCCGCTCGCGATGGCGCGGCGGTATATCAAACTCGCGCTCGCTGGCGTCGGAATTACGAGCTATGAAGATCTTGAGGGCTTCCCGAAACGCTGGTATATGGACTGGCTGTGGCATGATCCGCTGGGCTGCCCCGCACCCGATCTGGATGACCTTTTCCGTCTGGCCGACTGGGCGGGGGTGGACCCCTTCGAGATGATTGCCGGACATGAGCTGAGCAGCGTATGGCACAAGTACACCGAGGAGCGGCCGCCGGAAGGTGCTCGGGTATTGTGCAAGCTGTGCGGCTGCGCTAATCGCTACGGTGAGTATGTTTACCGCGGCGGCAAGTGGTTCTTCCCGGATCTGGACGAGGAAGCATGCGAGGCAAATATTCTCGTCAGCGCGTGGACGGAGGTGTTCCCGGAATAATGGCTGAATACATTAAGCGGGATACTGCCATAAGAGCGGTGATGGCGGCGAAATGGGTGAACGGTTCCGACGGTGCCATGGCAATGGAGATTGTTGCCTCGCCGCCAGCCGCCGATGTTGCTCCAGTGGTGCATGGGCGGTGGGATGATTCCGGGAGATATACGTTCCCGAGTGGAGCCGCAGCTGTCAGGTGCACCAACTGCGGCTGCGCACTGACAGAGAGCGAGTATCGCCTGAACAACTGGAACTACTGCCCTGTATGCGGGGCAAAGATGGACAAAGGACTAAAAAACATTTGACAAACCGAAATTTTGCGGATATTCTATAAAACTACGCGGACGGGGACAGCCTCGTCCGCTGTGGTGTTCAATTTGGACACCGGGAGGACTGAATGAAGAGGAGAAAGACAATCCGAGCCGGGCGACTGGTGTGGGACATCACCTACACGGTGCCGCGACCAAACGCCAGCAAGCAGGATCGCAAGCGCATCCGTGAGGTGACGGAGGAGCAGATCCAACGCACCAACGCCAACACGGCGCAGCGCAAACTGGAAATGCTGATGGCAACCAACTTTGATGATACCGATCTGGTGCTGACCGTCACCTATCGAGATGCAGATCTGCCGGAAAGCGCCGACGTGACACGCAAGCACCTCGGCAAAGTGTTTGCGCAGATGCGGGCCTACCGCAAGGCGCGAGGTCTGCCGGATCTGAAATACATTTATGTGCTCGAGGGCAGGCACGGAGACCACCGGCCTCACGCGCACATTATCATCAACGCCGCAGGCGGTGACTTGGAGCTGATGCGGTCACTATGGATTTGGGGAGATGACATCCAGCTCAACTACATCCGCGAGCGCGGATACGACGGTTGGGCTGGCTATCTCACCAAAGAGCGCCGAGAAGCCAGCCTCAACGGCAAAAAGCAGTTTGTGCCGAGCCGAAACCTTGATAGACCGGTCACGACTTACGAGTGGGTAGACGACGGCACGACCGTTGATGCACCGCCCGGAGCGCAGGTGCTCGATGAGGGCGGCGGCAGAAATGAGATTGCATCCTGCCGGTTTGTGAAATATTTAATGCCGAAAAATACCTATTATAATGCACACGCAACGCGCACACGCACGCGCGTTGTTGCTGGCTTGGAATGCTCTATAACATATGCCACGGTTGTGGAGAAACGAAAGCGAACGGGTAGACATAGGAGGACGAAAGGTGTATAATCAAGACAAAAGAATAAAACTTGTGTGCCCGCGATGCAAGCGGCCGACCAACGTGGTCGCAATCAAGGGACGCACAGTGTTGCGGGATTTCCCGTTGTTTTGTAAATTTTGCAAATGTGAGACCGTCATTGAGTTTGACGGGGAGCGCCAGCGCCTGAGAGCCAGAGCCGAATAACTGCACCGAATGGTGTGGCTATTTGGCTCTTATTTTTTGCCAGGAAGGCGGTGAGTGGCGTGCAAACAGTGCGCGAGATGATACCTGAGTACAAGCGCAACCTCGACCGGCTGCGTCAGCGGCGGCTTGATCTGCTGCGGGAGCGTGAGCTTGAACCGAGCTTTGAGAAGCGCTACAAGCTGACGGTGCGCTTCTGTCGGCTCAAGAGCATCATCACGTCTACCGAGTCCGCCCTGCACGACATGCTCGAGTATGACAAGTAAGCCGCTGAGGCCGTGCCTGCATCCCGGCTGCCGGGAGCTGGTGCGGTGCGGGTACTGTGACAAGCACAGACCCAAGGACAGCGCACGGCGCAGCACCGAGAGCCGTCGGTGGCGTGGCTGGTACAGCCTGCCGATCTGGACGGACAACCTGCGGCCGGCACAGCTGCTGCGTGAGCCGTGGTGCCGCGAGTGCGCACGGCAAGGCCGCCGAGTCCGAGCGACAGACGTTGACCACATCGAGCCGCACAACGGAGACTGGCAGCGCTTTACCGACCCAAGCAACCTGCAAAGCCTGTGCCACGGTTGCCACAGCGCAAAGACCATGGCCGAAAGCAGGGCTAAAGGCAAGACGAAACGGCGCTGAAAGGCAGAAGGCTTGGACGGGCGCAGGCAGGGGGGTGGGCGCGAACTTGG